GTTGTCGGCCGCAACGGCCAGACTCATCATTACGAATTAATGTGTCAATTATGGAGTTTTAAATGATAATCGCCTCGATCGATGATAACCAGGTCATGATGAATCTAAAGAACCTCGAGCAAGCCGTGGACGAGGGAGTTCCGAAACAGGTCCTCGATATTGCATTCGAGACGCTCCGACTATCCCAGGCCGAAGTCCCGCACGACGAGGGAACACTCCAGAACTCCGGAACAGTCGAGGAGGTCCGTGGCGAGGTGGTCGTCGGATATCACACGAAATATGCGGCCCGGCTCCATGAACATCCCGAATATCGATTCCAAAAAGGTCGCAAGGGGAAATATCTGGAGGATCCTATTATCCGGAACGAACAAGCACTAGGGATCAAATTCGCTAAAGGGATGGGCGATGAGATCGGAAAGGCAATAAGATAATGGCGAGTTTTTTTGACGAATTAGCAACCTATCTCGACGCTCAACAAGGGGCGCTCATATTCACAGCCGACGCCGGCCGGAATGTATTTTTAAATGAACTCCCGGCCGATCCGGACGCTTGTGTGGCGTTTTTCGGCCAGGCCGGAACAACCCTCGGGGCGCAACGCGATATCCCAGGACTCCAGTTCCCGCGATTCCAGGTAGTCGCTCGATCGGATGATTACGAGGAGGCCTCGACTCTCATGGCCGCCGTCCGGTCCACACTCCACGGATTAATTAATCATCAGTTATCAAATTATCGGATCCTCCGTTGTCATGCCGAACAGGAGGCAACGCCGCTCGGCCAGGACGGCCAGGGACGCCATGAATTCGTGTGTAATTTCATAGCGGAATATCACAATTACACGCCGCCGGAGGAGTAGATGGCAACAACTAGGACAATATTCGATGAGGGATCTCTCATGCCTAAAAAGGATTCCGAGGGCCGGATGTATCGCGAGGTCCGATGTCCGGAGTGCCACGCCTGGCTATGCGACGAGTATATTATTAAAGGTCGGACCAGACATAAGTGTTTTCGTTGTGGTAGGATTATAATAATGGTATTCAAGCCGAAAAGGTCGAATCGGCCGGGACCAGAATCAAGTAAACAGGAGCTCAATCATGGGAAACATTCTTAATGTAAAATTAGGCGTGTGTAAAGTGTATTTCGGCGGCGTCGATCTAGGTCACACTATCGGCGGTGTAGAGGTCACTTATGCTCCGGAGTACCACGAAACAAAAGTGGATCAATACGCCGGCGTATCTGAAAGATGGCTCGTTGGGGAAAAGCTATCGGCAAAAGTGCCACTCGCGGAAAATACTCTCACGACTATTAAAAACGCGATCACGCATTCAACCGATAACACGGATCACATCACGATCGGCTCGGAGGCGGGCAAGCGCTCGAGCACGTTCGCAAAACTTCTCGTTTTGCACCCGGTCGCGAATGAGGATAACGATTACTCCGATGATGTGGGAATTTACAAAGCTCACGTCAATAACGAGATCACTATCGGTTACAAGAATGATGGCGAGCAGATCATCGAGGCTATGTTCGACGGACTTGTGGATGAAAATCGCACAGACGGAAACTTGCTCGGAATGATCGGCGATTCCACTTCTTAGCGGTCACACTCTAATTAATTTTTAAATGGCGTCGAGGGACACATGAGCCCCGCCAGGAGCACACAATGGAAAAAACTAGAACTGTCAAAACAGGCGCCGGCGATGTCGTCGTCCGAAAATTAGCACTTTACGATTATGCGGAATTTATCCGCGCATTACGGAAACTCCCCGGGGAACTAGCGGACCTGTTCAAGTCCGGGAAAAATGTCGGCGATATGGCCGTGTTATTCGAGGAGATCCCGGAATTAATCGCCGACTCATGGGACGATTTCGTCGCCATTATTGCGGTCGGAACTGATAAGGACGCGGAATTTTTCAAGTCTCCAGATCTGGATGGCGCCGACGCGCTCGATATCATCGACGCACTCATGGAATTAAACGACTATGAGAGGATCGTCAATACAGTAAAAAAAATCATGGCCCGGAGGCAATCCACGCCGACAAGCCCGGCAACGAGCAAGCCGAACAGCGTCAAACCTCAATAGAGGAGTGGTTATATGGGGCCGTGGACTTACTCGCCTCCGAGTATGGATGGACCAAAGATTATATTTATTTTTCAGTTTATCCCGAGGATGTGATTATTCTCCAGGATAAAATCATGGCCCGGCAAACGGACCAAATGATCGCCGATCTCCGGATTATTTCAAATCCACATCTGGAAAAGGACGCACAAAAAGAGCTCGTCAATGAATTAATGGCCCGCCGCGCGCGCTTGCGCGGGACATTCGAGGAGCCCGAGATCGATCGGGCCGCACTCGCACGTCTAAAGGAGACTCTCAAAAAAGAGAGCAAGGCCATAAAGGTAAAGTGATATTATTAGATTATGGCATTCAACCTCGGAGATATATTCGTCACATTCAAAGCAAAAGCGGAGGGATTTAATCAAGCCGTCCAGGGAGTTCGTGACGCCGGCGAAAAGGTCAAAGGGGTAACAGAAAAAATCGGAAAATTCGGAGAGAGCGCGGAGGCGGCCGGGAAAACCATGTCCACGAAACTCACGCTCCCGATCCTGGCGGCCGGTGGCGCGGCGCTCAAGATGTCCACAGACTTTAATGGCGCGATGGCGAACATCGCCACACTGATCCCGGGCAACACGGATCGCGTGAATGAGCTCAAAGCCTCTATACAGGACATGGCAATCGAAACAGGGAAATCGACGGCCGATCTGGCCGATGGTATGTATCAAGTCGTCTCGGCATTCGGAGACACGGCCGAATCCGCAAAGATCCTCGAGATCAACGCCAAAGGAGCAAAAGCCGGACTCGCCGAAACTACCGACGCGATCAACCTCACGAGCGCCGTCACGAAAGGCTATGGCGATACGACGGCCGGAGCGGTTCAAAAGGCAAGCGATCTCGCATTAATGACAGTCCGTCTCGGACAAACCACATTCCCCGAATTAGCGGCAAGCATGGGACGAGTCACTCCACTAGCGGCGGCATTAAATGTCACACAAGAGGAGCTATTCGGAACGATGGCGACATTTACCGGCGTGACAGGTGGCGCGGCCGAAGTCTCGACACAGCTCCGGGGCGTATTACAGGCGCTCATGGCGCCGACGGCCGACATGCAAGATCTTATGAAAAAACTCGGCTATGAAAACGGCCAGGCGATGATTAAACAGCTCGGACTCCAGGGATCCATCGAGGCCATGACGAAAGCGGCCACAGATTCCGGAAAGCCGCTCCAGGCCTATATCGGATCCATCGAAGGCCAGACTCTCGCGATGGCAGCAACCGGCGGCCAGGCCGACGTATTCAAAGAAAAGATCGCAGCGATGGGCGATGTGGCCGGCGTCACGGACGCGGCATTTAATGAGGTGGCGAATGGCGTCAATAAAGCCGGATTCCAAATGGAACAGGCAAAAGCAAAAGCCGAAGTCGCCGGGCAAAAGATGGGCGACGCACTCGCGCCGGCATTAATAAAAGTCTCCGAGGCGATCTCTAAGGTCGCGGACTGGTTCATGAAATTATCTCCACGAGGACAAAAAATCGTCCTGGTGGTGGCCGGCATTGTGGCGGCGATCGGTCCACTACTTATTATTATCGGCAAATTAGCGATGGGGATCCGGGCGGTCGGCGCGGCGTTCACATTCTTATCTATGCACCCGGCGATCCTCATTATCGGAGCGATCATTCTATTAATTGCCGGCCTGGCATTCCTCATCATTAAAAACTGGGACACTCTGAAACAGTGGTTCAGCACATTTTGGGACTGGATTAAAGGCATATTCGAAAGCGCGTTCAACTGGATAAAAGATAACTGGCAGCTCCTCATGATTATATTGCTCGGCCCGATCGGAGCACTTGTGGCCGCGATCATCACATACTGGGACCAGATCAAGGCCGGAGCACAGGCGGCCTGGGAGTGGATCAAAAACGCCGTTATGACTGTCATAAACTGGATCATCGCATATTTCCAGTTCTGGCTCGCGATGTATGTGGCAGTCCTCACAGCGATCAAGGACGCCGCCGTGTCCGTGTGGAACTGGATAACCGGATTCATAGGCCGCGTGATCCAGGGATGGATCAATATCATTTCGACGATCGTCGGAGTGGTCCGAAACGTATTCCAGGGCGCCATGAATATCGTCTCCTCTATATGGTCCGGCCTGGGGAATGTGATCTCGAATGCAATTAATGGCATGAAAGGGGCATTCGGCCGCGTGACGGATATCGTCTCCGGTCCATTTAAAGCCGCATTCAACGCCATAGCCCGCCTGTGGAACAACTCTATCGGACAACTATCATTCCAGGCTCCGGACTGGGTTCCTGGACTCGGAGGAAAAGGATTCTCTATGCCGAAACTCCCCGAACTAGCCGAGGGAGGAATCGTCTCGAAAGCGACTGTCGCCATGATCGGCGAGGGCCGCGAGCCGGAGGCCGTGATCCCACTATCAAAGATCGGACAGGTGGCCGCAGATATGGGGCATGGCAACCAGGGGAACACGTTTAATCTCCACTTCGACGGCATAATGGCCCGCAGCAAATCAGAACTCCGGGATATAATGATCGAGGGGATCGAGGCCGTGGATCAGCGTTTGATTGCACAAGGCAAAAAACCGATTCTCGGAGGATCTTAAATGAGCATGACACTCACATCATCGAGCCGAACTGTAACTGTCCCGAAATACGGAGTCGGAGGATTACAGCCATTTTTGAAACAGAATTTCGCAAAGAATCGCAGCCTCTCCGGTAAACTCCATGTCGATTTTTACAACACTATCGGAGGCTATCGAGTAACGTTTGACGCGGTTCCGAAATCTGAATATGACGCATTAAAAACCATATTCGACGATCAGCTCGCAAATGAGGAGTTTTTGCTATTAAATGACGCAGATCTCGGGATCACAGATCTATCGGTATGGCTTAACTTGCCAGAGGAGCACGATCTCCGATGGAACAAACAAGCGGTCCTCAATTTATCGATAACTCTGGAGCCCGAAAATGCAAACAGTTAGTTCGCAGTTCACGACCAGGACTCAAAAGGGCGTCCGGAAACTAAGACACGCCGTCTTTATATCGTTCGAAAAGGATTTCGATCCTAGTGTGGATTTTTTCACTATCGAGGGATCGACAATCGGCGGCGTGGATATTCTCAAGGGCGATAATTCCGTGGTCCAGGAATGGGACAAATATGTTTATGAGGATTATTCAGATCGTGTTCTGTCGATCGAATACGACCGGGGGACAGAACCTCCGACGAATGCTCTCACGCTTGCGACGCTCGATGTTGTCCTGGATAACCACGACGATCTATTCACTCCCGGAAACGTGAACTCCGCGCTCGACGGATTCCTCCTCCCCCGCCGTCCGATCAGAGTCCATCTAGGATTCGGGACCGAAGTCATTCCGATATTCGTGGGACTAACAGAGACGCGTCCGGCGATCGATGAGCGCGCTAAAACGGCCTCGTTCCGATGTATTGATTTTATGAAATTCCTCATGAACATTTCGCTCGACGAGGAGCTCATGTTCCAGGATATGCGAACCGATGAGATTATTTCCGAGATCCTCCAGACGGCCGGCCTGGCAACATCACAGTTCGATCTCGACACTGGCGGCGTGATTATTCCATTCGCCTATTTTAAAAAGGGATCCAAAGTCGGAACAGCTATAAACGAAGTGGCCGAGGCCGAACTCGGAAATCTAAGCATGGACGAAAACGGCGTGATCCGATTCCAGAACCGAACAAACTGGGCCGATAATACGAGCTCCTGGACATTCGATAAGGATAACTCCTGGGAGCGCAAAAACGCCGGAGGGACTCCGATAAATGTCGTCGAGGTGTACTCACAGGCGCGCGAGGTCCAGGCAAAACAGAAATTATGGGAATCGAATGGCGTCGTCCAGTTCGACGATAAAACGGATTTCCTGGCGCCAGGCGAGACTAAAAATGTGACGATCGATTTCAAGGACGAATATGGGGAGCTCCCAGTTACAAGCGCAGATGATCCCGATTATGTGTCCGGGGCCACAACGTCCCTCTATGCCACGAATGAAAAGCGAGACGGAACTGGGCCGACTAGGGACGCAGACATAGCGCTCACATCCTCCTCGTTATTCTCGACCGCTATGCAAATGACATTCGAAAACTCCGGATCGTTCCCGGTATTTTTGACACGCCTGGAGATCCACGCCACTCCGGCCAAAGTCGCACAGGATATTTACGTCCGGGAGGCCGACGCCGCTAGTGTGGGGACCGCGAATGATGGTTATGAGGAGCACGTCCACAAAATCGAGAATGACTATATCCAGGACGCCGTGGCCGCCACATCGATCGCTAAAACGATCCTGGACGATCGGGCCGAGGACGACGATCAGCAAACCCTCATCGTGAAAGGCGTCCCACAATTACAAATCGGAGACGTCGTAACATACGAGGACGAAAACGCAAATGATGATTATTTCGTCACTGGAATTAATGGTATATTTAATACAGGCGGATTCAGACAAGTTCTAAGGATCAGCAAGCGAGTTATTAATTCGTATTTCAGAATCGAGATAAGCTCGATCGGAGGCGATGATGTACTCGGACCATAAAGGGGAAATATGATAAATCAAGCGCTCGCAAATTCCATGTTAAAGAATATCTCGGATCCAAAACTCCGGGAGACTTATGGCGCTATTCTGTCCGGCAAATATGCTTATAAAGTTTATTGCATGAATCCACAAAAAAACCCCGAGACGAAAAGACAATTTCACGCTAAGAAATTCCCGATCGGATTTATTTCCCGCGGCGGTCGAGTGATCGACGCTCAAGCAACAGACAAGAAAACCGGAGCTCCTATGGCCGGGATCGAAACGTCCCGGGATCGCCTGGACGGCCGAAAGGGATTTCGATGTGTGTGTGGAAACTGGTCCATCCAGTCTCCGGAGGAGCAAGGGATCCTCGATCAATCATTCTCTCCCACAGCTCCGACACAGGACCAAATGATCGCAATTTTCGAAAAGGTGGAAAAATCCGGCAAAGGTCCGTTACAATTTATTAATGGATGGGCCGAATATGATGGATTCGCGCTAGAGGAGATTAAAGTATGAGTTTTCACGCAGGACAAACATTCACATTCGGAGAAACGCCGTCGGCTACTAAGTGGAATTATATCTGGGAAAATGACTATGCTCTCCAGGACTGGAGCGCGTTCACAAACGAGACGTTCCCAGTCGAGCTCCTCGAGGATGATTCAGTCGGACCAGACAAACGGACCGGGGGATTTTTTGTAAAGGTTCACACGTTTGCAAACTCCACAGGATCTCAAAGCATAACCGGCGTTGGATTCAAACCGAAAGCAATTATTGTCCTCGGAGGCAATCAGTCGTCAGTCGTTGGAGCCGTTTTAGCGCATGGACTAGCTTATGATAATGCCGGAAGTGTTGTTCAAAACTCATTAGCCTCAACAGATAACCACTCGTCAAATGTTGGAGCTCAAGTTGTAGAAACAACTTCTCTAATCCACTCGGTAGCCTCGGCCGGCACTACCACGTTCCGCGGAATTTTAACCTCATTCGACGCCGATGGCGCAACATTTAATATAACAACCGCAAGCGCCACGCAGAACACCCGAGAATATCGTCTCATGTTCCTCGCATAGCCTATAATTAGTCCTATGAGGACCGGCAATAAAGCAATCAGAGACAAAGCGATTCCATTTATTTCGAATCCGCTCACAGTGAATTCGACCAGTGGATATTCTATGCTCACAGGCCCGCAGCAACTAACCACGCCGCCATATATTGCCGCCGTCCCTATGACAACTCCCGAAAAGGCCGATATCACAGAGGCCTATCTTTATATGGAAATGACAGCTCCGAGTGATAAGCCGCTCAAAGTCCGGCTCGCGATCGGCCGGTTCACTGAATTATCTGGCGGAATCCTCCGAATAATCCCGGAAACATCCTATTCTGAAACATTTATTAATGAGCAACATCGCAAGATCGCCGGGACCGAGGATCCGTTCGAAGTCGCAGCAAACGGAACGTTATTTATAGACGCCGATCTCACACGGAATCTATTAAAGCGGGGCGAGACTGGATTCAGCGAGGACGCGTTCGTCCTCCTAGTCGTATTCGACACGGCGACCGACGTCCCGGATAATAACGACGGCTATTCTCTGGATAAATTTAAACTATCATGCACAGCACAGATGGGACTCGGAACATGAGCAGCGGACCACTCAATCTCAAAGGCACTCCAAACACAGACAATTCCGACACTGTTCGGCTACTCCTGTATTGTGGCGGCTCCGGAGGAGGTAACTGTGTCGAGCCTCTCGGAATAAGTGGCGTTATGCTTGCCTATCGCGTCCCGAAGTTCATAACGTACAATCGAAAAATAGTATTCGAGAATAAAGAATTTCTCGGAATTCAGATATTTACAGACGGCGGCCCGGCGGGATTTTGCGATCACTCGATCAGCACGACAGAGGTTCCGTTCTGGATCGGCCTCACAGCCGACGGATCCGAGGACATCGAGACAGCCGCAAAGCGCGGATATGAGCTATCCGGGGATCCTCCCTATGACATCGAATTCCCGGCCGACTTGTGTCCACAGCCGACGGATCCCGCTTGGGAGAATATCGTTTATGTGGCCGTTTACTGGGGAAATCCGGCGTTTATGTCCGGCAACGTCCCCGGAGCTATTATCGAGCAATCACTGGATCTTAAAAAGCACGACAAGGACACGAAACAATGAGCACGAGCACGAAATCACAGTTTTATCATTACACGCTCCGACCTGTGGCCGTTGTGAATGGCGCGGCCTGTACGGATAAGCTCTATTTATACCCGGTCCCGCCGGAGGACGCGCTCACGCTCGAGGGCCTGTTTACTCATTTCCGGATCGTGTTCGATTCTAGTGTGGCCGTGGGCGATCGAGTGGTGGAATCGATCGGGATCGCAAATCAAAGGCCGTTATTTATAAACGACGAGCCGACTATTTATAAAAAACTTGTTCTAAATGAGGCCGCCGATGGCGATCGCCGTGTGGATATAAAAGTGGACCTCACGGATCTATTAGTGGACCTCAAAGAAAACGTCGCCTGGACGCCAGTATTCGGCGCCGACTATGACGATGGCGATCAGACATTCATTTATATTAAATTCCCGACAACGCTCCGAGATACGCTAAATGTGGGTACAATAGAAATATGGAAAGCAGACAGCCTCTATACGACACGCGAAATTCGGTAGTTCTCGGACGGCCCGGCAAACGCAATCTCGATAAACGGCGTCAAATGGTAGCAAATGACAGGCCGAATCCATTAAAGCTCATGAAACACGAGCGGAAAGTCGCTATGTCGAACGTGTGTCGATTCTGTGGAAATGCGCTCAAGCATGCCCGGGCGATATGTCCGCTATGTATTACATGCCAGTATTGCGGCCTCCGGCCGACTGGATCCCGCGAATGCGAGTTTTGCGGCAATCACGATCTCGATAAACAAAAGGTCCCACGCCGGCGAACCAAACATGGCCCTCACGGCCTCCAGGAGCCTCGCAAAAATAAAAGCCGGAGCGTTCGTCGTTCTGGACCGCAAAGACGCTCCAGGCCGGAGCATTTAAAGCCAGGGAGGGCATAATGGAATTCATGGACGAGCAATCACGACATGAGGCCGGAAATCTCGGCCGGGACAATGTTATATTTTTATCGCCCGATCGTACTCGAATGCTCGAGGATGAAGTGTGGGCCGAATACTCGGAATTATACGAACCGGACGAGGCCGTTCGCCGATTCCTGGGATGGCGAGCAACTCACAAAGCGATCGTGATAGAGTTCCCGATTAATGGTCCAGATTCTGATCCGAATCCCGCCGCCTAATTAATAACTATTATTAATATATTTATATTAGTAGTAGTAATAGGTCCTGTGGATAATGTGGATAACTTTTATTAGGCATGTCGGCATGAAAACCTGGACCACTGAACAAATCTTTTATGCGAACATGCCGTATAAAAAAACAGCTTGTGGAAATGAGTGTGGATTGTACTCGGAAAACTTGTGGATGAATAAATAATGCGAACATGCCGTATAAATATGTGTGTATAACTGGCCTAGTTATAAACAAACTCTCCACTCACTATCCACAGGTTATCCACAGCCTGGGTATTCACACAATCCGGCCATCTTTTATATTGCTATTAGGCATGCTCGCATGTTATAATTGACAGGTAATAATTTAATAAGGAGCGGCTAACTCATGGGACGACCAAAAGGATCCAAAAACAAAAAAGACGATATTAAAAAGACGGACGCGGCCGAATCAAAGGCCGTCGCCATAATAGAGAATCAGCAGAACGAGCCGGAGATCGTCCCGGCCGAACAGCAACAGGACGATCATGGCCGCGAGTCGGCCCTGTCGATCGTGGGAGGCGTCACGACGCCACAGCTCCGGGAGGCCCTAAAGGTCCAGACGGAACAACGAAAACTCATCCAGGAATTTATCCAGGAGAATCTCGTGGAGGGCGTGGACTATGGAAAAATCCATGTGATCGATTCATGCCCGGACGAAAAAAGAGCTCGCGGATCATGCACAAAGGATTATCATTTTTCAAAGTCGATTCTATTCAAACCCGGCCAGGAGAAAATATTTTCATTGTTCGGGATC